GCATCACCGCCCACGGCAGTATTAACGGCTGCGGTTACTGGGTCAACTACAGGTTCGGTTTGAGCTGTTTCTTGTACGACTTCGGGCTCGCCCCTCATCTTGGCTATATTAGCCATAATTTCTTCTTGGCTAGGAATAGCAACAGTTTGACCGCCGGGTAGTCTGATTGTTTGCTCACCCATTTGAACAGGAGGTGAGTCCATTGTTGCTACACCACTCGTTCCTAATGTCCCTAAATCCGCACTGGACGAAGCGCCCATGGTTGCGGGGGGAGGGGCTGTTGCCGTAGAACCACCGCCCACGGCAGCATTAACTGTGGTGGTTACTGGGTCTGCTACTACTTCTGGGGGTAATTGTTGTATTACTTCTGGGGGTAATTGAGGTATTACTTGAGGTATTACTTCTGGGGGAAGCTGAGCTATCGCTTGTTCTATTTTTTCTATTTCTGGGGGAGCCATAGTAGGAGCTATTATTTCTTCTGCTGGGGGAGTTGTTGCGCTAGTTCCTATATTTTTTAATACAGCACTAACAGGTGGTTCATATGCAGGGGGTGGTTCAACTGGGAGACCTGTTTCCCTATCTGTTACAGTTACTTTTTCTACGGCTGCGGCTTCTTCCATTGCAGGGGTTACTGCATCGGGGTTCTTTACAAAACCTTCGCCCATTTTAAACGTGTAATTCCCTGATTGCACAGCTTCTTGCAAGCTATCATAGCCGTCCTCCTCCCACCACTGGGTACTAGGCAAGCCCATCTTAATTGGATTCTTTGCAACTGGGGCTGTCATCTCAATTGGATTATTGGCTGCTTTATTGCCTATTCGCTTTAGCCTTGCTAAAGAAGGTATACCTCCACCAATCTCTAACTGCTCTTTTATATTTCTAATATTGGGAGTCCCACCAAATCTAGCCATTAGTCTTTACTCCCTGACTTTTTCTCTTGTTGGATTCTTTCTCTTTCGGCTCCAACTTTCATTGCGGCTATGTCTTCTTGTGATTTCAACTTCTCTTCTTCCGATTGATCTTTTTGTTTAAGCTTAGCTTTATCAAGTTTTAATTTCTTCTCGGCGATCATCTTATCATCTTCATTCTCTTTTGCACGTATTTGTAACTCTTGTTGTTTTAGAGCGACAACACCGTCATCAGGAGGAGTCATGATTTTTTCTAGTCTAGGTAGAATTTTTTCAATTATATCTAGTTCAAGTTGTGCCTTCAAAGCTTCTTTAGCTGGGTTAGGTGGAGGGGGTTGCATCATACCTCCTTGTTGCATTTGTGGTATCTGTTGCATAGGTGGTTGTTGATCTGGCATTTCTAGGTCAGCTTGATTTTGTGCTTCTAATGATACGTGCTCAAAAATATGCGACACCATAATAGGAAGCGTAGCTGGGTTGCTCAGGCCTATGCCAGTTTCTAAAAAGGATAAATGCACTTCTATATGTATTTGATGTGCTTGGTCAGGGAAAGCCACAAGAGGCATTCCCATGAGGGCAGCACTATTCTCACTTGCTGGATCCATTGGGGCGGGAGGTGGAGGATCCGGGGCGAATAGTGCTTCAATATTTTCTGTTCCTAGTGCTTGATACATTCTTCTGTAGGATTCTTTAATGTTGTGAATCTCAGGATTACTTTGTACCAATTGTAATTCTTGTTGCGCCAACGTAATTCTCTGACTCATAGAGAAGAAGTTAGGATCACTGACAGGGATAACATCCACTCTGTTATCAAAGTCAGTTTGTTTAATAGCTTGGTCCCCTCCAATTACTTGGTATGGATAGACGGGGGGTAGGTACTCCGCAAAGAGTCTAGCTAATATTTTGAATTCTGTTTTTTGTGCGTAGTGCAATCTTTTGTGAACGGCAGACATGACTCTTGTGCCTTGCTCAAGTAATGCCATGGTTGTTCCTACAGGCATTTCTTGATTGCCTTCACCCACTTGTAGATTAGTAATGGATGCGAATCTCTGTCCTGCCTCTACGCAAAATCCTAATAGTTGCATTAATGTCGCCGACGGTTCTTTGTATGGCAACGGTACTAATGAATCTCTTAGCGCTCCACCCGGTGCATCCACATCTCTAAATTCACCCGGCTCTAGTGGAGTCTCATCATCTCTGATTCGTAGACCCCTGGCCTTAAACCCAGCAGGGAGATTTGCGAGGGTACCAGCATCTATTAATTGTCTCAGTGCTCCAGTGGCGGTTCGAGACAGCCCGCCGATCATGTGGATCAAACCGAAGCCATAGAAGCCGAGGCCAGGGAGAAACTTGTAGTGAACAAAGTATTGTGTCTTACCCTTCAATGGATCTTCAGGGTTGAAGTTCCTTCTGATAGACAGAACCGCATTAGAGGCTCTATCAATAGTAATGATATAAGGTAAGTGGAAACCGTCTTGATCTTCAAATCCGGGTATGTCCATTGAAACGTGGCATTCCAATAGTTCATACATCATGTCATTGTTTGTTGGGCTAATTCCCTCTAGTTCATCTTCCTTGTCACTTGCTTCATTACTGACATTGGTTTCAGATGGTTGTAGTGGTATGTCTCTGTAGAAGCCCGCTAATTGTTGTGCGCGCACTTCGTTGTAGGACATCTTAACTACGTGTGTAATTCTTTCGCATGTTTCTAGATCACTAGCGGTATACGGAACCACTAGATCTTCTACGGGGACGAAGGTGCTAACTGCTCTTTGTTTGCTTGCATCGTAGTAAACCTTCTTAAACGCTGTACCCGCTAACGGTAAATAGAACAATAATTGGTCCATTTCAGGGGTATATTCGTCCATTACCGTAGTTATTTGGTAATTCATGAATTCTTCTACCCTTCTAGCTTGATCCTCAGTTTCAGGTGTTTCGTTCCCCATTACCCTTGTTTTGACCGGTCCCTTACTAGGAAGTAGTTCTTTAAATGCCTGCGCTTGGAACTGGGTTACGGATTCGGCGAGCATAGGGTGGGTTACGCCAGAAGAACCAGGGAAAGGTCTATCCCTTTCCTCATACTTGAAACCAAGTAAGTCTAGTCCCTTAATATACGCATCTTCCCACTCGGACCTAGAACCTTTGTCTTCCTCAAAATCACTTATGAGTTGAAAAGCAATCCGTCCGAGCTCGCCTTCTTCAATGTACTCCGCTAAATTCGCGTCGAATGGGGTAGTGTCTATGACCTCAACATCAGGAGAATAGTTTATTTCTGCTCCGTCGTCTGTTAGTTCAATTGCAATGTCATCTGTTTCGCCCGGAGCCATAGGTTCTTCGATCTGAACCTCTGTACCGTCTTCGACTTCCAGATCTATAAGATCCGACAACCTTTCTATATTGGTTGGTTTACTATTTTCTGCCATTTACTTTTTGTGTGCTTTTTGAATTGCAAAGTTTGCATTCATAGTCGCTCCCTTATGCGGAGTAAACTTGCCTGTGTGCTTCATTAGTTTAAAGCTACCGTTCTTCTGCTTCATCCAGTGATAGCCTTTAGGTGCTTTGACTTTCATTTAATAAACGCCAGTAAACTTAATGCCTCTTTCAGCAGCTCCTCTACCACGGCTCTTGCCTTTGCCTGCTCCAGGCTGTGGTCCTTTGGAAGTTGCCATTTTCTTTTGTTTTGCATAAGGAACAAATCCTTGGTCCTTTATCTTTTCACCTTTATCTGCCATTTTTAGCTCCTAGTAATATTCTTTTAGTCTGCGTGGATAGTTATCCTGTAGATCATCGTCAGATTCTAAACCAATAAATCCTCCCTGTCGATAACGCATTAACGCTTGCGTAGTGGAGTCTACCAAATCATCGTGATCTCCGAAAGGGAATGCTGCACATTCCTCCACCAATTCTTCCGCCCAGCGTGTCTCGGGAACATACACCATGCCTGATTCCAACATCGGTGCAACTGCATTTACCCTCGCAATTTTATCTTGTCCTTTGCCGGGTGAGTAATTCACCACTGGAATTCCAGAATGTCGCAGTTCGTCGGTTAGCGGTAGCCCACTCGCCTTCGCCTCTACGATTACGGTATCTGGATCCCAGTATTGATATTGATCGTACGCTTGCCTTTTCAACTCTGGAAAATCCCACCGACCTTTCTTTACGTCGAGTAACAATAGAGCTGGTCTCTGGGACCCCTCGTCTGGGTAGAATACGCACCACGTCGTTATAGCAGAAAAGTCAGCTGTTTCTTTTTTCGTGTAAGCCGTATCGTACGACTGAATAATGTATTGCATTTGTGGAACTTCATCGCTCTCCCAAGTCTTCCACCACTCCCTTTTTAAAATAGCGCCTTCTTCAGAAGTAGGGTTTTGCATCCACTGTGCTTCCCACTTACTTACAGGTATAGAGGCTTTTACCCCTTCCAATTCTTCTATCTTCCAATATTCAGGCCATAAAGGTTGGTGAGTCTCAGGGAATATAGCTGGGAATTCCACAACTTCCCATTGGTCGGCGTGGTCTTCTACTTGTCTGCTAAGGAGTCTGCCAGTTAAATCTTTGACTGACCACCTTGTCATCACAATAACAATAGCACCGCCCGGTTGTAACCTTTGTCGTGGTCCAGATGAATAATAGTCCCAAGCGTTGTCTAGGGCCGTGGGCGAGAGGGCATCTTGCTCTGAGTGAATATCATCCAACACAAGTAGATCCGCACCACGTCCTGTTACCGCACCGCCAATACCTGAATAGAACGCTTCGCCACCGCCATTGGTTTCCCACCTTCCCGCCGATTTACTATCCGCCTTTAACTGTACGCCCGGAAATACTTCTTGATAAGCGGGTGAGTCGATTAAATCCCTGACCTTTCTACCGAAACGGAAGGCTAGTTCGGCGGTGTGCGTTATTTGCATGACCTTCAACT